CAGCTTGGCCAGCTTGGCGCGGACTATCGCCTCGTTCCACGAATGGGCCTGAAGCACATCCAGTCGAACGTCATCATAGAATTCACTGCATATCTTGGAAACCTTGTCGGACCCGTCGATACTGGTAATCGGCAACTGCCCCATCCGCCTTAACGCCAGATTGCAAAGGTTCTCGGCTGTGGAGCTTGATGCCATATATATCCTGAAAAGGGCCGTCGAGCCGTTAGCCTCAACGGCCCCGAAAAATAGAAGGACAAATTATGTTCTCATGTCATTGCCATACACTCTTACACGCACGCAACTATGAACTCGACATCGCAGGACGCCGTGTCGGCCAACGCCGTTATATTTACCAGATCACCCAATGAAAGCGACAAGCCCGTTCCGTCGATGGCATCCATAGTCTCTTTGACTCCTTCCCCGCTGGCTAGGTCGCCGTTGTATATGAACGACTGGCCCTTATCCAGCTTGACGGCAAACTCGTCATCGTTCTCATTCTTGAGCGTCAATGTAATGTGATTGGTCGCGTCCTTGTTCGTGATCCTGATGTACTTTACATCGGTTTCCGTAAAAGTTCCCTTCGCCACCGTAGTGGCATCCATTGCTATCAATGCCACCTCGGAAGTCGGAACCGTGACGGTTCTTTCCGACACTTCATGTATATCACTTAGGGTCAAGGTATTCGTACTACCCCTGACCGAACCATTCAAGGTGACGGATTCCGTCAATGTGACCGTCATGGTAGCTGCACTGATTGCCATGTCTTTAATCTATCGTGTATTCGATTTCGTATGCAATTGTTCCTGCCGCCGCGCCGCCTGTAGTGACAGTCTGAGTCATCACAATGTCGTACTCGGCAAAATCGCCAGCCGAATCGCCAGCCCATTCGTAAAGCGTCTTTCCGATATTTGGCAGGGCAGTAGCGAGAACAGCCGTGCTGGCAGTCGTGGTTGCAAGGACGTTGACCATTGGTGAAGCAGCCCGAAGCTGAATGCTTCCATCGACAAAACAATCTGCGTCAGCCGCAGTTGCAGGCGTTGCTGCCGGTTCAAAAAGACCGATGTCAACTACGCTCGTAGGCGAACTAGCACCATCAAGATCGTCGTTGCCGATCTTAATGCTTCTTATACGAGCCTGTGCTGGCAGTCGTGTCAGTCGTATCAAGTCGGAGGCGGCATCGATATCAGCCGCAACAACTTCAAAGTTCCCCATTGCAACTCGGACTCGACCGCCCCATTGTCCAACGGGGGTTCTTACCGACGGGTCGGCAAGGAAGTTTGTTACCTCTGTGGAATCAGTAGTAGCCATTTCAAAAACTCCTGAAACTGAAGCCGGTCCCGGCTGGGGCTAGTGCCATCGCCGTATCGCTTCAGGTTATTATTAAGCCCCGTGAAACGAAATTACTTGGTTTCGTTGACCTTGATTCTTACGACTCGTTCGCCTTCCATTCTGGTCGAGCCGAACGTCTGCTCGATGAACACCTGAGTGGAATAGTTCTTGTCAGACCGTTCGCTGATCCGGGCATTGACGCCACCGAATTCCGCCAGAACAATTCCGTTTCGCTGCCATGCGAGGCAGTCGCGGATATTGGACGCAACGGTAAGCTGCTCGGTCTGGATGAACTTGAACCCGAGGAAGCTGTCAAGTTCACCGGAAACCAGTGGCTTGATCGCGTTGTAGTCGGCACTTGTCAGTGTCGTATCACGCAGGAGCGACATGAGTCCGTAGGCACTTGTGGCGAAGAATCGGTCGTTCGACGGAACCTCGTTGGAGTCGAGAATTCGTTTCGCCTCCCGAACCTTCGCAAGGGTAAGTGTGTTTGTTGAACCGCCGCCGCCATCTGCGTAATCAACCGCCACCTCAGAACCGGAAGGGAATGACTCGCTTCCAGATCCGGTCTTGCCGGTTGAAGATGTTGCGACCGCTGCGGCGCAGATGTCGAGATCCATCTGGCGACCAATAGCGTAGGAAAGACCTTCTGCATATGGGTTGTCCAGATTCGCCAGCATCTGCACCTGATCGGCATCGTCGATCAATGTGCCTTGCTGATATGTCTTTGGCGTCACCATGCGACGTGCATGATCGCCGTCAACCAACGGAGTATCGGCATTCCGTGACGTTGACTGTGTTACCGTGAATTTTCCCAACTGATCGAAAAACGCCTTTTCGCCCGTAACTCTTTCCAGACGAACGGCACTGCGAAGGCGACTGCCTTGCTGTTGAACAAGATGTTCGACGTTTCCTTGGAATTGCTGAACAAATGCTGTAGTAATATCGGCCATTTTGGAGCACTCCAAAAGGGGTGAATAAAAACTCAATCACGCTCTTTCGGCTGCGCTCCCCATTAAAAATGGACGCGGACCTGAATTTAACGTCTTTTGGACGCCGGTCTTTGCCGGGTGTCAGTCGGACCTCCCAGTGGAAAGCTACCCGACAGTTTCCCTTCTAACATTTAACGTCTGCTGGACGGCCTTCTTTCAGGCTGTCAGATGGACCCCCTGTGAGGAAGCTACCCATCTTGCCTATCTTATGCATCTTAATTTCATGTTGTCAAGTGCCATCTTCCTCGGGGTAGGCAAGTGAGTGCAATTCCTGCATTCTCTTGACCGCCTCCATATTGCCGGAATTGGCTCGGCTCTTGTACGCCGCCATGAATTCCTGATCGTTCATCTTGGTGGTGATCTCCGCCTTGGCCTCGGCTGGCGACATGGCGAACGACCCGGAACTGCCTTTGCCGTGGATCTCGTCTTCCGCGACGATCCTGCCTATGTTGGCAAACGCCCGGATCAGGTCAACATTGTTGCCCATCCCGGTTTCCTCCAGCATGTTGATGAACGCCTCGCCCCCGAATTTCTTGGCCGTATTGGATGCAAGGCTGGTTTTTTCATCGAATGCGTGTCCCCATTCCTTCTTCAAGGTATTGATCGCATTGTCCTGATAGGTGGCTCGCTCCTTCTCCATGTTCTGAACATTGTTCGAGTCCAGTTCCAGCATTCCACGGTACATCTTCGCCACCTGTTTCTTGGTCATCCCGGTTTCATGTGCCAGTTTCAGGATCGAATCAAGGCGGCCCTTGTCAACCGTCACGTCTTCCGGTATCCCCTCGGTCGGCAATTCGTAGCCGTCAACCGACTCCGGCCTGCCCAGCTTGTTGTAGAATTCAGCTTCCTCTTCCGGGCTGGCGTCCGGGGACGGAACCCCGACCCTGCTCTTTCCCAGAAGCGACTGGGCAGATATGAAGCTCTTGGCCAGATCCTCCACGGTATTGATGTCCGACAGGGACGCCGAATCCTTCATATCGTCGGGAAGGCTGCTCTTCCATTCACCGTTGTTCTGTGCCGGGGTTTCGGCGGGAGTTGCCTGTGGCGTTTCCACCGCAGCCTCACCGCTTCCTCCGCCGGAATCTTCGCCACCCGGATCGGCAAACCAACGCCTCGGTCCACCTAACTCCATTACAGGCCGGATGTTATGGCCGAATACCCCGTCAATCATTGAAATACGTTTCGACAATTTCATCTATCTGCTCCATTGAATTCGAGTGATCGTTGGCCGCACTGCTGTTGCCGGCCATGTACAGGATATGCAGGAACACGCTACGCTGGCCTTCACGAAAAAACACCTGTTCAGCCGAGAATTCCTCGCATGTACATGATGTGAAATTGCATACGTTGGAAAGATCGCGGAGAACCCGCTTTCCGTTTTCCGTACCGAACGTGATCTGGAAATCTTTTCTAAGAGCGTCGTGCCTGCTGCCGGCATCCGGCGAAGCCATGTGCTATCTCCTCATTCTGCCGTTACCGCCCTGAGCCTCGTTCACTGCCTTGGCCCCAGTTTCCGCTGTTTCGGCGATCGACTTGGCTGCTTCAATCTGCTGTTGCTGCCGCATCATTTCCTCGCGGCTCTGGCGGATCATCTGCACTTCTCTCGGGTTTCTTAGAACCCGCTGCGGCGTATTGGTCACCATTGCTGCATAGCGGAATAGCTCGTCAGAATTCCAATTATCCATGATGGTCGGGTCGAGTTCCGCGTTCGGCATGATGAACGCTTGAAGTCGGGTTATGTTGTCCAGATCGGACGCCCTCTGGGACAGTGCAAGCGGTGAAACGTAGTCTATTTCGAGTTCGTCGAAGCTCATTCCCGCGAACTCCTCCGGTGCTTCTGCCAGCTTCCCGGTCCTCGACATCATGTCGAGCGTCCTGCGGATGAGCGGGGTAAGGAATTCCTGCTGCAATCTGGCGAGGACTGGGGAAAGCATCTGCATTTTCTGGGCCATTCTTGCCCTGACTTCCACGGTGGTCATCCGGTCGGACAGGGGCAACGCACCGATCAGTTCTAGGAAGAACCCGTTCTTGATCGATTCCTTGGCGTCTTGTACCAGTTGCAGTCCGACCTCGAACCTTCCGCTCTGTGGCAGAGGCTCGATCGGAGTTCTACCCACGCCCGGTCTTGCCGGGATGATGGAACCCGGTGCGGTCATAA